CTGTCTGAAATGGTGAAGTCTGATACTGCACTGCGTCATGACATGGACAACACGCCCGGGGAGGCTGAAATTGAGAGTCTTAAAATACTGTGTGAAAAAGTTCTTCAGCCTGTTAGGGATCATTTTAAGACGGGGGTCAAAGTCAACTCCGGCTACCGCCACCCGGAAGTCAACGCCAAAGTCGGTGGCTCGAAAACCAGTGATCATTGCAGAGGCCAAGCCTCGGACATCGAAATCCCCGGAATCCCTAACGCAGACCTTGCCAAGTGGATCACAGAAAACCTCGACTTCACGCAAGTCATCCTCGAGTTCTACACGCAAGGGGTCCCGGACAGCGGCTGGGTCCACGTCAGCTACGACCCGCAGAATCTCAAAAAGCAAAGCTTAACAGCCATCAAAAAAGATGGTAAAACGGTGTATCTACCAGGACTTGTTGCTTAAATGGCCTATTTTCGTCTAGCCCTAAAACCCGGCATCGATAAACAGAACACCGAGTACGGCGCTGAGGGCGGCTGGATCGATGGGGACTATATTCGGTTCCGTTACGGTCTGCCAGAAAAGCTTGGCGGCTGGACACCATTTAGTGGCTCAGAGGTATATCTCGTTGGCATGGCCAGCGAAGTGTTTACCTGGAACGACCTAAACGGCACGCCATACACCATGATTGGGACGGACAGAAAGCTGTACGTCACCAGCGGCGGTGCGTGGGCGGACATTACACCTATCCGGGCAACGACCGCTCCGGGAGGCGTGACCTTTGCTGCTACAAACGGAAGCAATATTATTACGGTCAGTGACCCTGCTCACGGAGCGATTACCGGGGACTTTGTAACGTTCTCCGGCGCCGTGAGCCTTGGTGGGAACATCACGGCCAGTATATTAAACCAGCAGTTCCAAATCCAGCAGGTTACTGGGTCAGGCACCTACACTATTTTAGCAGGGGCCACGGCCAACGGATCAGACATAGGTAACGGCGGAGCGTCTACTGTTGGTACTTACCAGATTAACATTGGAGCAGCCGTAAGCTATTTTGACTTTGGCTGGGGTACAGGAACTTGGGGCCTATCTACCTGGGGCACGCCTCGCCCGGCCTCTGCGGCAACGGCCCTGTACTCAAGGGTTTGGCAGTTTGACAACTATGGCGAAGACGTTATTTGTCAGTTAGTAGACGGTGGGGTTTATATTTTTGATACCAGCGGCGGGGCGCTTGTGAGTAATCCTGCCACGGCTATTGCTGGGGCTCCGACAAAGAGCAAATATGCTTTGGTATCAACGCCCGATAGGCACCTGGTGTGCTTTGGTACGGAATCAACTGTTGGAAGTCCGGGTACTCAAGATCCGATGTTCGTTCGGTTTTCAAACCAAGAGGACATCAATACCTTTACGGAATCCGCGACCAATACCGCTGGGGGTCAGCGTTTAACTGACGGAAGCCAGATTGTTACGGCTGTACGGTCTCGTGGTCAGATATTGATATTTACCGACACTTCCGTACACGGCCAGCAATTTGTTGGGCCACCCTACACCTTCGGCTTTACTCAGCTAGGTGCTAACTGCGGCTGTATTGGCCCGCATGCGGCAGTGGACGTGAACGGCTTGGCCTTCTGGATGGGCACGGAAGCATTTTACATGTTTGACGGTACGGTCAAAAAGATGCCCTGCACGGTCCAGGACTATGTGTTTAAGGACATTAACCTTGTACAAGGGACCAAGACCCATGCTGGGGTCAACTCACAATTTAACGAAGTAACCTGGTGGTATTGCTCTTACACCAGCGACTACATCGACCGTTTTGTGACCTATAACTACCTTGAAAATGTGTGGTCGATTGGAACAATGGCCAGAAGCGCTTGGGTAGACATCGGCACATACGACAAGCCACTCGCTTCTGATTACATGCAAAACAGCACTGCCACGCCGACGGGAGCGACCATCTATGGGTTGACTGCTGGCCGGTCACTGGTTTTCAACCAAGAGGATGGCGTCAATGGAAATGGTTCGCCAATTACTGCATCTATTAGGTCTGGCTACTTTGATATTGGTGACGGTGACAATATGCTCTATATGCGCCGCTTTATCCCAGATTTCAAAAATCAGGTGGGCAATCTCACGGTACGTTTGTTGCTGCGACCATATCCTCAAGCCACGGCAAGCCCCTCCTCGCTCGACCCGTATATCATTACGCCGACTACGCAAAAGGTGGATACCAGGGCAAGAGGACGCCAAATAAGTTTAGGGATTGAGAGCTCTGATCTCAACACAAACTGGCGCTATGGCACGTTGCGGGTTGATATCCAACCGGATGGCTTGAGATGAGCAAGATATTTAACGTTCGTCTACCCGATGCTTTTTCTCCTGAATATGATCCGCAAAAGTTTAACCAGCTTGTGCGGTCTTTGGAACAAATTGTTCTTCAACTTAATAGCGCATACTCACCTACTGTCACAGAAGACAAGGACACAGCATATGCATGGCACGGGGATGGCGGAGGATCTATGGACATTAGCGGTTTAACTATTCCTGTTTCTATAGGCGGGACTAACACTGATGCGTTTGGTAGACTGCGCGTTTCCCAGCCCTTCACCCTCTTTGACAGCCAAAACCGTTACGCTGTTGACAATCAATTTGACGTTGCAACAACCGGCACTGGGACTACAACATTCCTATCCAACGAAGCCGCTGTCAAAATGGAAGTTACCAGTGGTGGCGTAGGCTCTGTTACACGGCAGTCATTCCGTTCTTTCCCGTATCAACCCGGTAAAGGCCTGTTAGTGCTTGCTACCTTTGTGATGGACAGCAGCACTAGCGCTAACCTGACCCAGAGCGTTGGTTATTTTAACGCCAGTGACGGTGTGTTCTTTAAGCGCACTGGATCAACTAACTCGTTTGTGCTGCGCTCAAGTTCTACCCCCACTCCGGGAACGCCTAGCGATGTTCGTACTGTTAATCAGTCAAGTTGGAATGGCGACAAATTAGATGGCACTGGGGCTTCTGGGATCACGCTAGACATTACCAAGGCTCAGATTCTATGGATGGACTTTGAGTGGCTGGGTGTCGGTTCGGTGCGCTGCGGGTTCATTATTGACGGACAGTACATCGTCTGCCATACCTTTGAAAATGCCAATGACATTACCAGCGTCTACATGACCACGGCTACTTTGCCGGTAAGGTATTCAATCACTACGACCACCGCTGCCGTTGCTGCCTCGATGAAGTCTATCTGCTGTTCTGTTATATCTGAAGGTGGGTTTGAGCAGACTTCAATTGAACACGTTGCACGAAGGGTAAATGCAACTTCAACATCTACAATTACAACTTCTTTCTATCCCATAGCATCAATACGTTTAGCGTCTACGGCACTGGGCGCAGTTGTAATTCCCTCTTCTTTTAATTTTCTGCCAACAACAGCAGATAACTACGAAATTGCCTTAATTAAAAACACAACGCTAACTGGCCCTTCTTGGACAGCGGTGCCTTCGGATTCAAATGTTCAGTATGACATTACGGCAACGGCTATGACAGGCGGCACCATTGCATCAAGTACATTCACCACTGGTAAATCTGGTGCTGTTCCATTGTCTGCAGGCACTGCATACAACTTGGATTTACAGTTGGGGGCGTCTCTGGCTGGGGTGAGTGACATTTACACAATAGCCGCTAGGGTTGTCACGACTGGGGGCGGTGGTTCCGGTGGCGGGGTCGGTTCTTTATCTTTCTATGACTTGACTCAGTAAGGCTTGACATGGCAAATAAATATTTTAGGAAATACTCCATACCCAGCGCAGCCACTGAGACTACGTTATATACGGTCCCGGCTGCCAATGCCACGGTCATCAGATCTCTTCGAGTTACGAACGCTGGATCCGGCTCGGCCACCATTACTGTAAGCCAATACGCCCAGGGAGATGCGACTCCCCATTATTTGCAAAAGGCTAGGCCTTTAGCGGTTAACGCCACCTTTGATGTATTTAACGGAATTCCCTGCGTCCTAGAGGCCGGAGACGCCCTAAAAATCGAGTCCTCCGTGGCCAGCACCCACTTTTACTTGTCTTATTTAGAGATGGACAGAAACTAATGAAATACGTGATAATAACCGCCATATCCGCGTCCTTTCCCGACGCGCGGCCCTATGCGGCTATTGGCACAAACTGGAAAGGATAAAAATGGAAGACCAAGGAATCATGGCGCTCCCCGCAGGAGGCATGCAAGCACCCACAGCACAACCACCGGCACAGGGCTTTGACCCGGCAACAGCGGCTGCCTTTGAGCAGATGCGCAGTCAGGTATCCCCAAAAGAATTTAGCTCTGAGATGCTATCGGCTGCAGAGCAGGCTGACCCTGCCGCAGTCCAGCAGTTAAAGCAAGCCCTGAGTGGTATACAGCTTCCCCAGGAAGTTATTGATGCCATGCAACAAATGGTCGAAGTAATCCTTCGCGATCCACAAAATTACCCCGCAATCCGGCAAGAAATGTTGTCCGACGGAATCCCTGCAGAGCTTTTACCCGAGCAGTTTGACCCCATGTTCTTTGGCGCCCTACGGGTAGCCTTAGACCAGATCGAGGCAGAGGCTGGTGGCCAACCAGTCCAGGCTTTTGCCATGGGTGGTATTGCTAACCTTCGTCCGATCGCCCAGGCCATGCAGGGTATGGGCCGTGGTCAGGACACCATGCTGGCACACATCAATCCCCAAGAAGCCCGTGTGCTTCAGATGATGGGCGGTATTGGCACTATCAACCCAACTACGGGTTTACGTGAATATGGGCTTTTCAAATCTATTGGAAATGCCTTCAAATCAGTAGGCAAAGCAGTTAGCGGCGCCGTCAAGGGCATAGTCAATGGGGTCAAGGACTTCGCTAAGTCTTCCATAGGCAAGATTGTTACTTCTGTTGCTTTGGGTTTTTTCTTAGGGCCCGCTGCGGCAAGTTTTCTAGGCGTTAGCTCAGTAGCTGGTGTTGCCGCAGTAAGTGGCTTTGTTGGCGGCTTTGGCTCAAGTATCTTGGCTGGGAACAGCTTTAAGGATTCTTTAAAGAACGGCGCGATTGGTAGCGTAACTGCTGGCGCTACGGCAGGAATAACTGGCGGAATGGGTGCATTTGAATCAGGCTCCTACGCTGGGCCCACCACAGTAGCTGGTCAGTGGGATAAGGCAATAAATAGTGGTAAGTCTCTTCTTGGTATTTCAACGCCCTCAACTGCTGGTACCTCCATTTCTGCCGAACAATTAGGAACAGCAGTAGATTCTATTGATGCTGCTGCAGGAGTTCCTACGGTAGAACAACTCGCTAACGTTCCTCCGCCAGATTTAACTGTTGGCCAACAGGCTATTCAAGCTCCTGCTAGCGGTATTAGTGGTCCAGGGATTGATGTGGCTGCAGTACAAAGCCCTGTTGTAAGTGATGCATCAGGCTCCCTTATTTCGCAAAATGTTCCGGTTGAACCAGTTTATCAACAAACTGCAGGCGAATTTGTGCTTTCAAACGAACCGCGTCCTTTTATTACTGGGCCTGAGCTAGGGGCAGACAGACTTGCAGGTGCTCCGTCTGGTATGAATTTTCAAAACTTTGAACCAAGTTATGGTTCTTTAACAAGGCCGGGAATTAACATGGGGGATGCAGCAATTAATCAAGCAACCCTTGGTGCTAACAACTTAACCCCAGAACAGATTATTCCTCCTAACGCTTCCTTTGCTCGAGGACCAGTATCTTTGGGACCGGAGCCTAAATCTTTTTTTGGAAAAACAGTAGACTTTTTTAACCCCGCTGCACGCGAAGCCTCTGGAATAGAAAACGCAGCAGATGTGTTTAATAAAACGTATACAAGAGTCTATGATTCGACTATTGCTTTGCCGGGGCAAACAGCAGCAACTGCCGGGGAAGCTGCTTTAAAAGCGGCTCAAGCAGCACAGACTTCGGCTTCTCCGGGGATATTTAGTACCTATGGCCCAATAGCGGGTGCCGGTCTTGGTGCCGCGTACCTTGGTGGGGCATTCACGCCAGAAGAGCCGGGTAGCCCGAACCTTGCTCCAAAAGAAACTGGAAC